TGATCTCATCGACTAGCTGACTGCTCAGGTTCTCTCGTATCAGGATCAGGCCGGACACGATGTCTTCCAGTTCCTTGCGGTTGAGCCGGATAAACTCTGCGATCTCTGATTCTGCGATGTCGTCTTCGTGATACATGGTCTTGGTCTCCTTGTGTGATTGTCACTATACACTAATGAATACTGGTGTCAACATATTTATGCAGCCATCTTCAGTTCCTCTGCTGCCCCATCCTCGAGTTCGAGGATGAAGTCAGCGGCGGCAGAGGCAGCCTTGCAGGCGTCATAGAGGAACTTGCGGTCGTTCTGGAGCGCCTTGAGCCATGACTTGATGTAGCTGGCGTGTTGCGTGTCATAGCCCAGCCCGATGGTGTTGCAGAGGAAGGCTGCGCCCATCTCGGCGATAAGTTCTTCCTTGGCATAGTCGGGTGATCCGAAGCGGCCCTTCTGGTCCCGGTCGAGACGCGACTTGTGCCCGGTCCAGTGGGTCAGTTCGTGCAGGGCGGTGCGGTAATAGCCCTCTGGTGTATTGAACTGCCCGATGGATGGCATCTGCACAAAGTCCAAGGCAGGGTTGTAGAAGGCGCTGTCTGAGCCACTGACGACACGGTAGTCGGCACCGCTTGCGGCGATCAGAGCCTCTGCGCGAGGGATGACAAGGGTCTTGACGTCCACCGTCTCGACCTCTGGCAGTGGTGCGTCGGTCTGCGAGATGTTGAACACCGAAAACCACTTGGGCTGGAACACGTCAAGCTTTGGCTTGCGCTTCTCTTTTTTGGCGGCGGCCTTCTCGGCCTTGGATGAAAACATCACCCACCGAACGCAGCGAGTGCCAACCTCGCCCTTGGTGACCTGATGGCCAGCATCCTGCCATTGCTTGTAGGTAGCCCAGAGGCTGTGGCTGTGTCCGGCCTTGGCCTGAGACATCATGAGGATCAGGACGTTGATGCCTTTATAGGCAATGCCGGTGGTGTGGTTCTGTGGCACCGAGCCGACACCGCCGCCGGTCCAATCCTTGCCCCAAGGTCCGACGCCTGCGGCGAGGTTTGCCTCGACCTGTTCGAGGACGGCCTGATATTCTGGTGAGTTCAAAAGTGCATGTGACATGGTCAGTGTCTCCGTGTTGCTGTGATGTGGCCAAGATAATTGAGCCATATACATATGTCAATAGGGGTAGGTGCAAAAAAATATGCAGATATGTGCAAAAAAGTTGTTGACCCCTGTGTTCACTTGTGTATACTGGCCACCTCAACAACGGAGACCACCACCATCATGACCACAAGATACCGTACAGAACTGCCCTGCGGCACTATCGTGACGCGCACCAGCAAAACGGGCCGTGTCTATTCACACATTGTTATCAGGAAGAGAGAGGATGAGGACACATGGAACGTAATCGGCTACTGCGGCCGCTATGACCTTGCACTAAAGACGCAGCAACAGTGGAGCAAACCCGGGCGCGAAATTATGATAGTCGAGGCTATCCGCATGGAGGCAGTGTAACATGAGCAACGCTGACAAATATCAATAATTATGCAAAAAGGCGGTTGACCCCGTTATTCATATGTGTATAATGGGGTCATCAACAACGGAGACCATGACCATGCTTATTATGACCACCACCGAAGCCCGCAGTGTTATCTCTCAGAAGATTGACGATTGTAACCAAAAGCTTGGCTACGAGTTTGCAATGTACGAGCGCGATCATGGCGAGGTGCCCGCCGATTCTTACCTGCGTGAGATGTTCAGCATTGTGGCGAAATTCATGAACGCCGCAATTCACAGTTCCGACAATGTTAAGGAAGTGCTTCTGCCTGTGGCTCGAGATATGTTTTTCTCGGACGAACACCCACAACTGACAGCCCTGAACCGCATTCACTCGCTCAGACAAGAGTTGCGCGGGTATCGCGCCACGGAACAGGCCATTGATGAGGGCCGGTGCTTGGTGGGCGGTAATTGCCCCCCGCACGCCTATTCCCCCGCAGGCTTCCATCCTGACCAGAGAGTGTGGGTTTTGGAGGCGTAGTGTAAATAAATGCATACCCCCCCTTGCTATATGTGTTCATTCGTGTATAGTGAGGGGGCAACTTAGGAGACCATGACCATGCGTAACGATATTCACCGCCCCAGCGCCATCATTCCGGCTGATTATGACTTTGTCGCGTTCCGCGCATCCGAGGGCGGGCCACTGGCTCTGTCATGCCATGCCCTCACCTTGCAGACCATCCGCCAGCATATGCAGCGGACAGGCGGCAAGTGGTCCACCCATGACCACGGCGGCAATTGTGACGTGTGCGGCAATGTGAACGCCCAGAGCCACGCCATATTCTACCACCCCAAAACCAACACCTATATCAAGACCGGCGCGGATTGCGCGGACAAGATTGACGACGGCATCGCTGACGGGTTCCGCACGTTCCGCAAGACCGTGGCCGATGCCCGCAAGCGCAAGGCAGGCAAGGAAAAAGCACAGCTCATGCTGGCAGATTGGGACCTGACCGAGGCGTGGGACCTTTACAGCCGCGACGCCACCGAGGGCTTCACCAAGGGCCAGCACATCATCCGGGACATTGTTCGCAAGCTCATCAGCTATGGCCACCTGTCCGACAAGCAGCTCGATTTGGTTCGCAAGTTGCTGGCCCAGCAAGAGGAAGACCTCCGCAGGCAAGCACAGATCGAGGCAGACAAGGCAGCAGCCCAGCCAATCCCAGCAATGGAAGGCCGCCGCAAGGTCGAGGGCGAGGTGGTCAGCCTCCAGTGGCGTGAGAACAGGTTCGGCATGCAGCTCAAGATGCTGGTAAAGCATGCCGACGGATGGAAGGTCTGGGGTTCAGCACCCAGCGCGATCGCCGAGGTCAAGAAAGGCCAGACCGTGCGGTTTGTGGCAGCCGTGCAGGCATCAGATGACGACCCTAAGTTCGGTTTCTTTAGCCGCCCAGCGCAGGCCGAAATCATGGCCTGACCATCAAGTAACTCAGATTGACGCCCCTGCCAAATGTAACTACGGTGGGGGCGTCGTCATAACTGGAGATACGAACATGGCACTAGAGGTGAGCGAGATCACAGGATACGAGGTGACCCTGAACGGCGAGGTGGTGGTCAAAACCCAAACCCGCGAGGAAGCCAACCATTTCTGCGCCGGGTTCGCAGTAGGCTGGGAAGCAGCAGAGAGACACGCCGAGATGGTCGAACTCGAAGAAGCTGAACAGCCTGAACAGCCTGATCCTGTCGAGTATGAGGTGTTCGAGGACATCCAACCTCTGGAGGCAGAAGAGGACCAAGCCTGAAATGCGACAGCGCATTACGCAGAAGCAGTTAGACTTCGCTGGACATGTGGCGGAAGGCAAGACCAGCACTGACGCATACCGCCTCGTCTACAACGCTGAAGGAATGGCCGACAACTCAATACACAGAGAAGCCTCGCTCCTGATGAAAAACCCAAAGGTCACCCAAAGGGTTGCTGAACTCAGACAGTCCCTAGAGGATAAGGCTCTGTGGACTAGAGAGAAGTCAATCGAGACACTGGTCAGGGTGTTGAAAGACGGTGGTAATCGTGACGTTATCGCTGCCGTTCAAGAGCTGAATAAGATGCACGGTTGGAATGCTCCAGAGAGGTCAGAGGTGGACCTCAACCTGACCGTGGACACCGGCGTACCGAATGGGTAGGGTCAGCCTCGGGTACGAGCCCAGAGAGTGGCAACGTGAATGCCACCAATCATTGGAGAGGTTCAGCGTGCTGGCGCTGCACCGCCGGGCAGGCAAGACCGAGCTGGCAATCATGGAGCTGATACACAAGGCGCTATCCTGTGAGCAGGAGATGCCGTTCTACGTGTACCTCGCACCGCTGCTCAAACAGGCAAAGCTGATTGCATGGGCCAGACTGAAGGACAGGCTCAAGCCACTGCGGAACGCCGGGGCTGTTCAAATCAGTGAGAGTGAACTGACCGTCAAGTTCCGGCACAACGGGGCGGTGATCCGGGTCATGGGTGGAGACAACCCGGACGCAGCCCGAGGCATCAGGCTTGATGGATGTGTGATTGACGAGGTGGCGCAGACACGGCCCGAGGTATGGACTGACATCATCCAGCCAGCACTATCAGACCGCAAAGGGTGGGCACTGTTCATCGGTACACCTGCCGGGGTCAACCTGTTCAGTGAGCTGTTCTTCAGGGCAGCCAGACTGGAGGGGTGGATGGCCAAGCGCTACACTGTGCACGACACAGACGCTCTCGACCCTAACGAGGTGGCGAGGCTGGAGCGGGACATGGCACCCAGCTCATTCGCCCGTGAATATCTGTGTGATTTCAGCGCTGCTGGCGACGATCAGCTCATCAGCCTGTCGGATGTGCAGGGGGCATCCCAACGTGAGGTCCAGTCGTCGTCATATAGCTGGTCACCTAGAATTTTTGGTGTAGACCCAGCGAGGTTTGGAGGTGACAGAAGTGTAATCTTTCCGCGTCAGGGGTTGAGGGCTGGAGAGCCTATAGTGATGCAGGGGATAGATAACATGGCATTGGCGGATCGTGTTGCTGTTGAGGCCAAGGCTTGGGATGTTGATACGATATTTGTGGATGCTGGTGCTGGAGCGGGGGTGATTGACCGTTTGCGTCAGATAGGTGTGGACTGTGTTGAGGTACCTTTTGGTGGTCGAGCGAGTGACCCTCAATATAAGAACAAGCGTGCTGAGATGTGGTGTTTGATGGCTCAGTGGATGTTGACTGGTACTATACCAGACTTGCCTGAGTTGAAGCAAGACTTGAGTGCGCCGACGTATAGTTATGACATGAACGGCAAGAAGGTTCTTGAGAGTAAGGACAGTATTAAGTCGCGTGGTTTGTTGAGTCCTGATTTGGGTGATGCATTGGCGTTGACGTTTGCGATGCCTGTTGCTGCTCGAACGGAAAAGGAAATGTGGGTTGAGCGGCACCGCCGCGATGATGGGGTGGAGTATGATCCTTTGGATAGAGTGTTATGGTAGACTATAGGCTGATTCGAGCGTCTGAGCATATAGAGCAGATGATGCCTATACTGTGTGATCATTGGGAGGAGCTGGGTCGTTTTCATTCTGTGGTTCCGTATGCGCCTGATTTTAATACGGTGTGGGAATTGGAGCGGAATGATCAGTTGATGAGTATTGGTGTGTTCGACGGTGACAAGCTGTGCGGGTACAGTGTGAACATCATCACGACGTGGCTTCACAGTTGTGAAGACTTGATGTGTCAGAATGTGGTGTTGTGGTTGGAGCCTGAGTATCGGAAGGGCTTGTGTGGTGTTCAGTTAATTCGTTTTACTGAGGCGATGGCGCGAGGTATGGGGGCGAAGGTATTTTTGCTTTCTGGCAGGCCGAATACAGTGATGTTTGAGTTATTGCCCAAATTGAAATATGAGACATACGAGACAGTCTTTGCGAGGGTATTGACATGAGTACGGTTCCTGCTGCGATTATTGCGGCGACGGCTGCATCGACGGCGACAAGTTTGTACACTGGACAGAAGCAGGCGTCTGCACAGAAGCGTGCCAGTCGGCAGGCGCAGAGGCAGGCTGAGTCCGCGCAGAGGCAGGCTCAACGGGAGTTTAATGCTGCCAATCAGAAGGCTCCAGACATTGCGGCGTTGATGAAGCGCAATCGTGCGATGGGGAGCAAGGGGGTGAGCGGAACATACTTGACGGGACCTGCGGGCACGTTGCCGGGTCAGGGAATGTTGGGTCGAACCACACTGTTGGGGAGTTAAATGCCGTCACATCGAGATCAGTTAAAGTCACGTTGGTCTCGTTTGCAGACCGAGCGGTCCAGTTGGCGCACAACGTGGCGTGAAATCAGCGACTTTCTGCTGCCCACCAACAGCAGGTTTTATACCACCGACCGCAACCGGGGGCGTCGTCGCCATAATGCGATTATTGACTCGACAGGTTCGTATGCCCTGAAGGTATTGGCTGCGGGGATGATGGCGGGCATGTCGTCTCCTGCCAGACCGTGGTTCAGATTGACGCTGTCAGACTCTGACTTGGCAGAATTTCCTGCGGTGAAGATGTGGCTGGCGGATACACAACGCCGGATGCTGAGTATCTTTGCTGGATCGAACACCTACCGCACCCTGCATGGGATTTATCAGGACTTAGGCGCTTACGGTACGTCTGCCGTCATGATGATGGACGACCCGGCAACTACAATTAACCACTATCACAGCCCTGTTGGGGAGTTTGCGCTGGCCCAGAACTACCGTGGGCGGGTCAATACCTTCTATCGGGAGTTTGAGAAGACGGTCAGTGAGCTGGTCGGGGAGTTCGGTTACGAGAATTGCAGCCGCACTGTGCAGAACATGCACAATCAGGGCAATCTGGATCACTGGGTCAAGATAATCCACGCAATTGAACCGCGTGTTGACCGTGATCCGAGGCTGAAGGACGCGAAAAACAAGCCGTTCAAAAGCGTGTACTTCGAGTATGGCTACGACGATGGCGAGAATAAGGTGCTACGCGAGAGCGGGTTCGACGAGTTCCCCGTCATGGCCCCCAGATGGCACCAGATGGCAGGCGATGTGTACGGACACAGCCCCGGCATGGAGGGATTGGGCGACATCAAGCAGCTCCAGCACATGCAGTTGCGCTTCTCCAACGCCGTTGACTCAAAAACCAAGCCAGCATTGCAAGTGCCGTCCTCTATGCGCCAGCGTGAGATAGATTGGCGGCCCGGTGGCATCACATATGTGGACGTAGTGGGCCAGCAAAACGCAATCCAGCCGCTGTATAACGTGCCAATTGACCTGAGCCACCTACAGGGCAGCATTGTGGACGTGCGTGAGCGCATCAAGTCCGTGTTCCACGCGGATATGTTCCTGATGCTGGCAGGCGGCGACACCTCACGCATGACAGCCACAGAGGTTGCCGCACGTAACGAAGAAAAGATGCTGATGATCGGGCCAGTATTGGAACGGTTGCAGAATGAATTGCTAAAACCGCTAGTCGATGCGACATTTTCCAAGATGGTGGCCAGTGGCAACATGATGCCGCCCCCGCCAGAGCTGCAAGGCGTTGATCTGGATGTAGAGTTTGTGAGTGTGTTGGCTCAGGCCCAGCGTGCGGTGGGTGTGAACAGTATTGATCGTTACATGAACAGCATTGGCATGGTCGCTCAGTTGCGCCCAGAGGTGCTGGACAAGATAGACGTGGACAATTGGGCAGACGCCTACGGCGATATGCTGGGCATTGACCCAGACCTGATTGTGCCCGGTGAGCAGGTCGCCATGATCCGCCAGCAGCGTGCCGAACAGCAGGCACAGCAGCAGGAAATGGAGAACATGCGCCAGATGTCAGCGTCCGCACAGGCGCTGGGCAACGTCAAGACCAATGAGTCCAACGCAGCAACAGACATTCTCAACCAATTCGCAGGATACCAAACCCCAGCCGCAACGGAGCTTTAATATGGCGTACAAATCTGGAAAAAGCATGATGGGCAAAGGCAAGTCCATGAAGAAGAAGCCGAAGATGGCGGCTCGCGGTGGCATGTCAAACAAGAAATCCCCAGCCAAAAAACGGATGAGGTAATGCCTGCCAAGAAGGACCCCAGATTGGCAAGGGCGGGGGTGTCCGGGTACAACAAACCCAAGCGCACCCCCGGCCACAAGACCAAGAGCCACGTCGTGGTCGCCAAGTCCGGCGGCCAAGTGAAGACAATTCGGTTTGGTCAGCAGGGCAAGAAGGGATCACCCGAAGGCACCAAGCGTAACAAGTCATTCAAAGCCAGACACGCCAAGAACATTGCCAAGGGCAAAATGTCCGCAGCGTACTGGGCCAACAAGGTGAAATGGTAATGCCGAAAAAAGGTCTCTACGCAAACATCCATGCCAAGCGTAAGCGCATCAAGGCTGGATCAGGTGAGAAGATGAGGAAGCCCGGCAGCAAGGGCGCGCCCACGTCAAAGGCGTTCCGCCAGTCTGCCAAAACCGCCAAGAAGAAACGCAAATGAAATTCGATCCCTTTGATCTGCGAGGCATGCAACAGGCTGAGGCTGACAACCAGCACGAAGCAGCCCTGCGCCGCAGGCAGACAGCAGAGAATTGGATATGGCTCATGTCGAGCAAGCGGGGGCGCGCCATTGTGCGCGACCTCATGACGTTCTGCGGAGTATACAAGTCCAGCTTTACAGGGAACAGCGAAACATACTTTAGAGAAGGGCAACGCAATGTTGGCCTATACTTGCTTTCGGTGGTACAAGAGCATGCGCCGGAGCATTACGTGGAGATGGTGAAGGAAACAACTGATGCTTGAAGACACTGAAAAGATTGAGGCCGCAGAGGCCACACAGGACACGCTGATTACTGCCGAAGCTAACACCGAGGGTAGCCAGTCAGACGTGCAGGAGGCACCCGCCTCCGAACAGCAAGAGGCAGAGAAGGCCGTATCAGGGGAAGACAAGCCCTCTGAAGACGCGGCTGCCAATGTCCCTGAGAACTATGAGTTCACTATGCCGGAGGGCGTCACGATTGATGACAGCACCTTGGGTGATCTGAAGTCATTGTCAAAGGACCTTGGCCTGTCGCAAGAGCAGGCACAGAAAATTGCTGACCTAGGCGTGCAGCAATCCGAACGCTGGGCACAACAGCAGATGGAGTACGCCAAGCAAGCCCGTGAAGAATGGGCAACGCAGGTTAAAGCTGACAAAGAGCTTGGAGGCCCTGCCTTCGATGAAAGCATTGCGTCAGCCAGCAAGGCTATCAAAGAATTTGGTACGCCAGAGCTTGTGAACTTGTTGAATGAAACAGGTCTCGGCAATCACCCAGAGGTGATCCGTGCGTTCTATAAAGTCGGAAAGATGATTGAAGACGATAAGATCGTGCCGGGTGGACGTAACAGTAACGAGCCACTCGATTTTGCCAAACGCCTGTATGACAACTCTGACTTAGCATAGGAAAGCAATAAATGGCTACTCTCTCAGCTACCAATCCGACGCTCTTGGATGTGACCAAGCGTCTGGACCCGGATGGCCGCATCGACACGATTGCGGAAATCCTCACCGAGACCAATGAAATCCTTCAGGATATGACCATGATGGAAGGTAACCTGCCTACAGGTCACC